ATGGCGAAGACAGAGGTAAAAGAGAATTTGGGGCGTGTGGTACTGATCCGCAGCCATTTAGCTGAAAAGCCGGAAGAGTTCATACAAGGCGGTGATGATGTGTTCGAAATATTGCCCGTCACGGACGTGAGACAAGATTTTATTGTTGCATCGGATAAATACGTATTGCCGACAGCCGACGCACGTATTCTTAATTCCTCGAGCGGCTTAGTGTACGCGTACAACGTTAGTTTGCCGTATCTGCAAGAAATTGCCCATCTCGCGCAAGTCGAGAAAAACATTGTCATTGGACAAGCCTATCTATATCAGGGCCGGAATATGCCGAACGGAAAACCAAATGTATTCCAATGGGCGCTCGTTGCGTTCGTGTTCTTGCTGGCTGCCATGGCGATTTTGAGTAAATAAGGAGGGAAAGATAATGTCTTTTACGGTGATACAAGCGCGATTAAGAATTGATTATGGTCAAATGCTCATGTCGAGGGTCGTTAGTGTGCGGCATCAGCTTCGGCAGTCTCTCGCTAATCAAGCGATAGATTCGGATATTTACGCAATCCTGATGAAAAAAAGTCATGAAATGGATGAGCTGTTGCGCAAGTATTTAAAGGATGAGGAGCAAAAATATGAAATGCTCGGGGGAAGATTCCACACGCGAGACGTTCAACTATAAATCGAAGGGGTGGTAATGATGTTCGGCAATAACAAACCAGCAGACATTCAAGGGGTTTTAAGTCAAGACCTATACAGCAATCCAGCGCCGACGATAGATGGCGTGAAGCAAGTTTTGGACACGCTCAAAGACAAGGTGCAAGCGTTGACCCCGGCGCAAATGCAGGCAATAGGCTACCTGAGATATTTACAGTCACGCAGTATACACAATGGACAAAAACCGTATGATTCGATCATCGATCATATCCAAAATGAAGCGCAGCGAGTAGCGCCGCCGGGGTTCTTTATCCGGGTAATCGAAGCACTCATTCCGCGCCAAATCAATGTAGATGGAAAGACATACGAAAAAATGAACAAAGAGAAGAACGCGCAGCGTTAGGAGGATCGTTATGAGCGAAGATTTGAAAGCGTATCTGCATGATGAACTAGAACATCATTTATCGGAGTTATACGGCTGCTTACAGGACGAAGATGGGAACAAGCAAATATATCATCTGGAACAAGCGCAAGCGATAGCGGCGAAATTGAGGGGGTAAACATCATGGCATTTGTTATTGGGATCACTGGGGGATTTGGGCAAGGTAAATCAACGACGGGCGTTATTAAGGCGCATCAATGGGCGGCAGCATCCGGCGCGAAGGTGTTCGCCAATTTCCCATGTCGTGGGGCTTACATTTTCGATCATTACACTGACTGGTATCGCGTCGCAGACGTTCACGGCAGCATAATAATTTTTGATGAATCTCAATCGAATTTCGATGGTAGACAGTGGGGCGGCGAGGGTAATATTGCACTTACTCAGCTTTTTAACTTCGTGAGAAAACTCAATTGCGTATTTATTTTTATTCTCCCAAGCTATGACAATATCGACACTCGGATTCGGCAGAAGACAGATATTCTGATTAATTGCGTAAAGGCGCAGACCGGAACGATCATGAATTTCATCTATGATTATCAAAACAAATCGTATGGTGAGTGGGGAAAACTAATCAATCGCTGGATACTACCGCCAGCGGCACAAAAGAAAGTTTACGCTTTAGAGTTATTCGATACAAATTCGATGGTCCACCGGTTCCCGATGCCTATCGGAAAAAAACAAATTGAAGAGTTTTTCATTGAACTTGATAGACGTCATACGATAGCCTTACAGCGTTACGGGCTAAAAAAGGACATCATGACGCTCGTCAAGGAGGAATTAGATACATATGCAAGCTAACGCAGCAGAACGGATTGTAAACCCTATTCAATGGTCGTACAAGCAACAGTATTTTGGAAAGGAAGTAAATATCGTGCGGTATAACAGCCTGATTAAGCGATACATGAACCAGCAGCAGCGCGAACAACTAGAAGCAACATGCAGGATAACGGATCACATAGCGGTTTCATCGGGGCATCTATCGCGCAGAGAACGGGAAAAACATCCAGATCGGCGGCTGCTGATCGGTCGCCATGTATTTTATCTCTTCAAGATGAGGGAAATACCGCTGGAAGTATACGTGAAAATAAACCCCATAGAAGGGGTCTACATATATGATGATGGGCAATCCATCGAAGACTAACATACATAAGGGTCGGAAAATCTTTTATGACGGGATGTATAGCCACAATCTATCAATCTATGATATATTGTTTGGTATAAACTTCCGAAAATAAAATAAAGCCAAGTTTCAGGCGGCTAAGGTTTCTCAGACCCTAAGCTGCTTCATCCGATCTCTGACCATCGGCGAAACAGGCGCTAAACATTGGCTTTGTAGCTACAGTTTAACATCCATACGGGGTGTTATCAATAGTACAAATTGTCGAATTTAGCCCCTTGATTTCCGTGTTCTGGGAATCGAGGGGCTTTTTTGGTTTTACATATGAAAGTTTGGGTGAAAGTTAGCGGAGTTTCGAAACTTGCCAACCCCTACCCCCCTTTAAAAGAAAATGTTTAAAAGTTGAAGTGCCTGACCACTGGTGCCAGTGTGAAGCCGAGAGAGGAGTAGAACCATGAACCAAATAAATGAATATGTTCCTGTCTACTCCGAAATCGAGAGCTACATCAGGAAAGAAGTTGGCCAAGGGTTTGAACAAGGTTTTGAAAGGTTTGGGTCTGCCTCGATAAGTAAGAGGAACTTACGCAACGCTGTTCCATCCGAACCGCAAAAAGTGGAGGATTCCGAGTTATTCGAATTTCAAAATAAACGACTCAATCAGTGGCAGATGCGGCACAAGCTGCGCGAAATTATTCCAGAGTCGAAGGCGCTTTGGAATTGCGGCCAGTTTCCAATTGATCCAGATAACATTGTGACGGTTTGGAATGAGACAAAGCAGCGCGCGCACCATGAAGGGCTGATGATGTGTAAGAATCCAAGTCTTTGCCCGATCTGTTCACCAATCAAGGCGCGCGAGAATAGACAGGAAATGCAGGTGGCATTAGAACAAGTAAAACGAATGAAGTTGCGCGCTTGTATGCCTACGTTCACTATTCCTCATGGTTTGTCTGATTCGTTGGAAGGGTCGCTTGGTATTATTAGCGCGGTTATGCGTGATTTTAAGAATTCTCGTGGCTACAAAGCTATTAAAAAGGAAATGGGGATTGTGGGCGATATTCGGTCCCTTGAAACGCCTTGGAGCATGAACAATGGGTGGCATCCACATTTTCATATGATTTTAATACATGAGCATGAAATACATATTGAGTCTATGGAAGTTAGAATGTTTGAATTGTGGGCAGATGCCTGTGCAAAGCATGGAATTACGCCTAAATTAGACGCGTTTAAGCTGGTAGGTGCAAGCGATGCCGGGAACTATGTTACGAAGTCGGGGCTTGAATACGAGATGACGGGTCAACAAATTAAGACAGGTAAAAAAGGATCCCTTACACCGTTTGCGATGTTGGTTAATTATAATGACTCTCCTAGGCTTTATAAGACGCTTATACGTGAGTATTATTTTGCAATCAAGGGGAAAAGTCTCTTGAAGTATTCCAAGGGCTTACGCGATCTCCTAGGGCTTGAAGAAGCTGTGAAATTGAAACAGGAAGAGGAAGAAAAAGAACTTGGAGATTCCGAGGATATTAAGCATACAATCAAGACGGATGAACGTGCCTGGAATGATATTGTGAGCGCTAGAAACGATAATAGATTTTTGGAATTGATAGAGAGTTTAGAAGGTACCGGGGAAGAGCGTTTAAGAGAAGCGCAATTAATCGTATGGCGTGAATCTTCTGAGATATACAAATTTACGGAACGTAAGCGTAGGACAGATAATGTTGTTCGCTTGAATGAGAAAAAGAAACCTAAATTACAAAAGTTTACTCCTGATGGGCTTTGGACATATGAAAGAAGCTTAAAGGAATAACGGTTAGTATATCGAATTTTAGTATAGAGGTGATAACATGGGAAATGATACGGCGAAACTCTCAACCACTGATATAGCGCAGATGATCGGGCTAAAAGCCGTTACGATTCGCAAGTATGCAATGGCACTAGAAAAGGCTGGGTATATCGTTCATCGTAGCGAGGGAGGTCATAGAGAATTTTCGGATCAAGACGCTATGGTATTCCAGCAGCTTAAAACGCTATGCGAGCGGTCGGGGATGTCGGTCGAAATTGCCGCGCAAGCAGTAGCAGCAAAGCATCAAGGGGCGTCTGAAAGCGTAGCGGTTTCACCAGTAGGTGCAGAATTGGCGATAAATACGCAATATGAAGAACGCTATAATACGCTTTTGGATAAGGTGGAAGAATTGTCCGAAACGAATAAGCAGCTAATGGATAGAATGGATCGGCAGAATGAAAATATATCTGCAATACTTAGAGAGGTGCTGCTTACTAGGCAAGCTATAGCAGCCACAAAGGATAAAAAGTGGTATCAGTTCTGGAAGCGTGAAGAGGTATATGACCCCCATGACCCTGAATTGCTCTGGAAGATCAAAAACGGCAGATAGGTTCAATGACCTAGCTACCTTTGCCTTTTTTTATAGGTTAAAAGCGCCAAAAAAATAAAAAAATTTCATTGGCAAATCGCGCAGATATTATATATATATAAATATATATGTTAGGTGTACAAAACTTACATTTATTGTAAAACATATGTTCAACAGGCAAAAAAATAGGTTTGACAACATTATCATAAATGGTTTATCTTGGGAGCATATTGGTTCGAATTTACTACAAGAACCGACAATGGACAAAAAAATATATCCAACCCCATTCTAAGATTTGGCGATCCTAGAACGGGCAATGCATACCCACCGTATGCACAGGTACAAAAGTACGTTGAACATTCTATATCCTATCGGATACGAGAATTTATTTCAATATGCTTTTGATTCGTTGTGGAAAAAGGTGGGGCTCAGGCTCCACCTTTTTATTGTTTTAAAGGGGGTTTTTGATTGGAACAACAAGTGAATCCCACTCCACAAGAAGGGAGTACGGTTACTAATGAATCGACTGTACAGACCGATCCGGCAGAAATTACAAGCGCTCCGAATGCTAATCCAATTATGGAAATTAGCACGATCCAGCCGCCGGATGTTGAAACACAGCAAATACAATTAACAACTACGAATTTAACGGTTAAAAGTGAGATTACAGCCGGGGATTTCTTAGTATCAACTTTACTGGCTGTTCTGATAGTCCTTCAAATCGTTACTTTCTTTCACAAGCTGATATTAGGGAGGAAAATAAGATGATTTACCCGATGTTACCCATCGAACTCTTATTAGATAAGTACATCGTTATGAGTGTAGTCCTTCTCTTTTTCGCTTGTGTTTCCCTAATAATTGGGCTGTTTAGGAGAGAACGAAATGATTAGGGATGTATTTTTTCTCTTTCTATCTCAAGATTTCGTAATTCATCTGTTATTTGTATCCATGATGGGCTTTGCCTTTGTTGCTGGCTTAATCTCAATGGTTAGGGGGCTGAGGAAGTGGACTTAACAGGATTAATTGATATGTCTTACTTCTGGTGGGTCTTCAATAAGATTTTAGCCTTCGGGATTATCTTCTTGATTGTCTATATTGCTATCCAAGCGGCTGGATGGTTGATTAATGCAATTGTACAAGCCTTTAAGTCAATGAGGTCTTGATTCAATGGATCTTCCTTACATTACGTTCTTTACTGCCGCTAATCTAGGAACCTTTTGGCAGTATGTAAAGGCACTTATGTTTATTGTTATGCCTTTGCTGCTGATCTACCTTGCAACTCATTTTGCAGGGCAACTCATTTCTGTTATTCGTGGCTCATTCTCAGGAACGAACGTGGACAATCCAGTAAGTTCGAAGGATGAGAAGAGTTATGACATAAAAATTAAGGAAAAATATTAAGGAGGTTAAATAATTATGGATTTGATTAAAGGTATTACTGTGAACTGGGGTTTTGCACCAAGTGATATTTTAACGAATGGAATGGCTCTTATTGCAACACTCGCGGCGTTTGTATTGCTAGGGATTGCAATTATGTATGTGAAGCCGCTTATCGGTTTGATCCGCGAAGCAGTAAAACCGGGGAACTAATTCTAAAAAAATAGAAGGGTAGTGTGTAGATGAACATTGTAACAGGTGTGACCGCGGCAGGATGGGGATTTGCTCCAAGTGATATTTTATCGAATGGTATGGCCTTAATCGCAACGCTTGCGGCGTTTGTATTGCTGGGTATTGCGATCATGTACGTGAAACCGCTTATTGGTTTGATCCGCGAAGCAGTAAAGCCGGGGCACTAA